ATGAGCGTACATAAACAGTTCTGGGCCGACCCTTACCAGACCGAGCTGTTCGCCACCGTAGTCCGTAGCGACGGCCCTCAGGTCTGGCTGGACGCCACCATCCTCTACGCCTTCTCCGGCGGCCAGGAAAGCGACGCCGGCAGCATAGGCGGCCTTCCGGTGCTGCGCGCGGAGAAACAGGGCCTGGACATCGCCTACACCCTGCCGGACGGCCATGGCCTGAGCGCCGGTGACGCGGTGACGGTGGCGATAGACTGGCCGCGCCGCTACCGGCTGATGCGCTTGCACTTCGCCGCAGAGCTGGTGCTGGAAACCATTTGCCGCGAACTGCCCGACGCGGAAAAGATAGGCGCCCACATCGCCGAGGATAAGGCGCGCATCGATTTTGCGTTGGCCCGGCCCATCACCCCGCTGCTACCCGCCATCGCCGCCAAGGTGCAGGCGCTGATAGACGCCGATCTCGCCATCGTCAGCGCCTATTCCGACGAAGCAAACCAGCGCCGCTACTGGGAACTGCCCGGCCTCTACCGCGTGCCCTGCGGCGGCACCCATTTGCGCCGCAGCGGCGAAGTGGGAGAACTGCGGCTCAAGCGCAAGAACGTGGGCCAGGGTAAGGAAAGAGTGGAAATCACGCTGGCGCGGCCATAAGAACCTGTTCAAAGTCTGCTGCGCTTCGGCGATACGGCGTTGAAAACAAGCTCAAAATGCTCATGTACCACTTGTACATTCCGCTTTTTCGCTGGTTTTCGCCTTGTCTCGCCCTTGCTCGCGAGACTTTGAACAGGCTCTAAGAAAAACCCGCGCGGGATAGCCCGGCGCGGGTGGTTTCACGTGAAACGGCGGTCTGCAAACGCTCAGGCAGGCTGCTTCGGCCAGTCCGCCTCTGCCAACTGCGGCCACGCGGCCTCCTGCGGCAAGCGCGACAGCTCAACGCAGTAACGCTTCCACGCCGTCAACAAGCCTTGTTCCTGCGTCGTCGCCAGGCCCAGTTCCTGCGCGTCCTCCAAGGGCCGGCGCTGAGCATAGGCAATCGCCAAACGCTGCTGCAGCTCCTGCTGCGCCTGCGTCGTCAACGCCGCGCGCTGCGCGTCGGCGTCCACTTTCCAGGCTTTCTTGTTCCACACCGCGAAGGCCGGCGGCTCTAGCTCGGTGGCCTGCAAGCTGTCCGGCGTATCGCCGATTTGCGCCGTCACCGGCTGCGCGCTGGCCTTGCTCCACAACTTGAGCGCGCGGAAATCCACCGCCAGCTGCCAGCCGCCATCGCGATAGACCGCTACCTGCCGCTCCCCCGCCTGTGGCGGCTCCAGCTCGGTGGCGTTTGCTGGAATCAGCCAGGTTTCCTCAATGTCCAGCGGCGACAGGTCCGCCGTGGTGGTGCCCAGATACTCGCCAGATTCCGGATGGTAGGCGTAGACGGTTTTCTGTTTGCGTTCTTGCATGGCGGTCTCCTTAGTATTTGATGCAGGCGAGCAGAGCGACGTTGCGGGGGCGGGTAGAAAACGCGCCATTATCTCCAGATCCTGCAACTGCGGTTGCAGCCGCCACATAATAAATAGTGTTATTTAAAACTGTTGCCGTTCTTGTTCCTTCAACTTCATGTGCCCACCCTTCAGTATTCCATGCCCCCACTGCTGAGGTGCCGGCAGGATAATCTCCACCCCACCTATCAATCAGAGAGCGGATATAAGTTGGATTTTGTGGAGAGCCAACTGCTCTCCCACCATCCACCCCACGTCCATAATCCCAACCCCGAATAAACTCCCCTCGCAAATCCGGAAGATTGAACGTCGTCGCACCATCCCCGGCACCATAAGTGGTTCCAATCGTCGCAAACAAGCCGGGATAAGTGCTGCGACTAGCCAGCGAGCCATCGCACTTCAGCCAACCCGGCGGCGCATAAGGCATCGCAAAATGACCTATCAGCCCCGGTGCGCCGGACATGGTCAGCAGATTGGTGGTCGGGCCGTCCTCGCATTGGGTCAGGTCCACGTAAAAACCACGCGCCTTGACGCCATCGTTGTTGAACACGCGAAACTGGTTGCCCCAGACATCGATATTCACATCGCTGAGCTTGCTGTCGCTCTGCGGCGCTTGTAGTTGCAACTGGCCGCCCTCCTTGCCGCCCTCGGCCAGAAAACGGGAATTGGGCTGAAAATCCACCCGCCCGTTCATCTTGCCGCCGCTCAGCGGCAAGGCGTCGGTGATGCCGTAACCGGCCAGCGTGGTCGGCTTGCTGCTGCCGCCCCAAGCCAGCTTCTTCAACGCCTGCAGCAACTGGTCCTTGCGCGCCGGGTCGGCGCTCTGGCCGCTGTCGCGTATCACCGTCAACAACTCGTCCTGGCTGGACTGGGCGGCGGACTGGACATTGTTCAACCACTCCGAGGTCACCACCGTGCCCAGTTCGCCGGTGTAGGGGTTGCCGTCGTGGAACAGACCGTCCGGGCTGTTGATCGGCTTCATGGTGTTTTGCATCGCGCTCTCGCTCCATTCAAGGGTGGGCCCGCTGGCCGAGCTGGCGGCGTGGGGCGGACTCCGGGCCGGGCGGGTGGTCCGGAAACCACCCTCTGACCTGCTTCGCTAGTGAATCAATACAGTGATTTTGCCGGGAAGCGACGCGCGTCAGCAGTGGACGGATGTCAGTAGCCTGGAGGCCTGCCCCAATGCAAAACGGCAGCCGAAGCCGCCGTTTTGCAGACACATAACACTCTGTTTTAGGCCGGCGCCGCAGGCCAATCCGTTTCAGCCAGTTGCGGCCATGCCGCCAACCGCGGCAGCTGCGACAGTTCAACGCAGTAGCGCTTCCACGCCGTCAGCAAGCCCTGCTCCTGCGCCGTAGCCAGCCCCAGCTCCTGCGCGTCCTCCAAAGGCCGGCGCTGCGCGTAGGCAATCGTCAAGCGCTGCTGCAACTCCTGCTGCGCCTGCGCTGTTAGCGCCGCGCGCTGCGCGTCGGCGTCCACTTTCCAGGCCTTCTTGTTCCACACCGCGAAGGCAGGCGGCTCAAACTCGGTGGCCTGCAGGCTGTCCGGCGTATCGCCGATTTGCGCCGTCACCGGCTGCGCGCTGGCCTTGCTCCACAGCTTGAGTGCGCGAAAATCCTCCGCCAGCTGCCAGCCGCCGTCGCGATAGACCGCCGCTTGCCTGTTCTCCGCCTGCGGCGGTTGCTGCTCGGTGGCGTTTGCCGGAATCAGCCAGGTTTCCTCAATATCCAGCGGCGACAAATCCGCCATGGTGGTGCCCAAATACTCGCCGGATTCCGGATGATAGGCGTAGACGGTTTTCTGTTTGCGTTCTTGCATGACGGTCTCCTTAGTATTTGATGCAGGCGAGCAGGGCTAGGTTGCGAGGGCGGGTTTCAGAGCCTCCCGTCACACCGGTTACGTTAACCCTGCCGGCATACTTGGTCGGGCTATATCCGGTGAAGTGAGTGCCTTGAATTAAGTCTCCTTGGCCTACGTCATTCACCAAAAAGCTCATCCCACTCCATTCCAGGCTAGGGTGTCTATGGGACTCTACACTCCCTAATTGCGCGCCCCCAAATGAACGCCCGCCATCAACACCACGCTCTTCGCCCCACCCCCGCAAGAATTGACCATTTAAGTTCGGCAAATAAAACTTGCCGGAACTGGCATCCGTTCTATATACCGCAGGTGCGCTAGGCGGCGAGAATGCCGATGCGTAAAGATTTTTTTTGCTGACTTTCCAGTCCTGGTAATAGCCGGAAGAAGAACCAGACAGCCCAGGAGCGCAGCCGTCTACGCCAAACAAGAGGGTGTTATCCGCGATGAAAACCCGCCGAGTACTGGATAAGCTCCAGGTCAAAACGCCATCGACAAACAGGCGATAATTTTGTCCGTCATAGCAAAAAGCGATGTGATACCAGCGCGCAGTGGAAAAAATGCCAGGAGTCCCAGCGGATGCCTCGACAATAAACCCAGGTTCAACGCCAGCCAACCATATCACCGGGGCCTTGCTCGCCTTATCCAAGCCAATCGTTATCTCCCCCCAGGTTTTGGATTGATTCATGGAGGCAATCCATGCCACCTGATAACCGTTGCTAGTGCCAGTGCCGGTGAAGTTTGGGAAATGCCATCCCTCGATGGTGAACTCATTGGGATTGAACGCCTCCGCCAGCGGCATGCTGGCGTAGCCGCCGATTTCCTGTGTCTTTAGGCTTTGCTTTCCAAACTTGGCCTGCTCCGTCGACATCCCTGCCCCGCCAAATGTCGATACCACAGAGCCCCAGGCGCAATCCGCCAACTTCTCAGCCTCGTCCAGACGCAACATCGCCTGCACATCGCCCTTGATCGGGGCGAAACGATGCCCAATGGAGTTGAAGAGCTCTGGATAAGTACTTTGCCAAACCTGGGTGCCGTTGGCCCGCAACCAGCCTTCGGGCGCTATCGGCATGGCAAAGTACGCGACTTCCCCCGCCGGGGCCGCAGCCTTAACCTGGCTCATGCTAGCCCCATCGGTAATTCCGTACCCCGCCAAGGTGGTCGGCTTGCTATTTCCGCCCCAGGCCATTTTCTTCACTGCTTGCAGCAATTGATCCTTGCGGCTGGCATCCAATTCCTGGCCGCTGTCCTTGATCAAGGCGATCAACTCGTCCTGCGTGGCGGCTGTCGCCAGCTGCAGGCTGTTCAGCCAATCGGCGCTGACGATGGTGCCCAGTTCGCCGGTGGTGGGATTGCCGTCATGAAACAGGCCGTCCGGACTGTTGATCGGCTTCAAGGTGTTTTGCATCGTGCTCTCGCTCCTTAATTGAGTCTGCCCATGAGCCGGGCCGGCGACATAGGCGGGGCACGGACCACATCAGCCGTCGTCAGACCGCCAGTTGACCCGCTTCGCTGGTGAATTAATGCCCTCATTGTGCAGGGGAGCGACGCGCGTCAGCAGCGGACGGATGTCAGTGGCAAGCAGGCAAAAAAAAAGGCAACCCCGCAGGATTGCCATGCTTGGAAACCAAGATTGTTTACGGCGCGATCGGCGCCTTGTGTACATAACCGCCATGCACACCGGACAGCGCCGCGGGCAAAGCCAGCTGGAAGACCGAGTTATTCTCGGCATAAATGTGACAGTTACTGTAGCCACGCCCCCAGTCAGTCACCCCGGCCATATGCACCCAGCCATCGCTGAGCGTGATACGCTTATTCTCCATTGCCTTGCCATTGCGATACTGGCCGCAATCAAAGTAAATAGAGCCGCTGATGCAACGCAGCCAGCTCATGAATGTAACTAGCCCATCAGTACCGGCCCCATACGCCATCGCCAATGCCATATTTTTTCCATCGAGCACCTGCGGCGAATGACTCAATACCCCACAGCGCAACTCCGCAATATGAAACTCGTTGCCATAACGCTTTTGATCACGCCCCATGCCATTTAATAAATCCACCACCGGCTGCGCCAACTTCGGGCCAGGGCCTTCATACGAGCTATTATCATGAATGAAACACCCCACCGAACTGACACTCTGGCTATATGAAACATTATGCATGGGCGTGGCAAACGGCGTGGTAATCGGAATGGCTCTCACCTGGGCAATGCCTTCCGGCGTGAACGGATCGAAAAAGCGACCGCCGTCAGCCAGCAGATTCCGCCGCGGCAGCATGCCCACGGTGATGCCGTCCTGAATACCGTAACCCGCCAGGGTGCTGGCCTTGTTGGCCTTGACCTCCACTTCGGCCTTGGTGGCGCCGTCGCTGATGCCGTAGCCCGCCAGCGTGGTCGGTTTGCTGTCGCCGCCCCAGGCCATTTTTTTCACCGCCTGCAGCAATTGGTCCTTGCGGCCGGCGTCCAGCGTCTGGCCGCTGTCCTTGATCAGGGAGATCAACTCCTCCTGGGCTGAGCGCGTCGCCAGTTGCAGATTGTTCAACCAGTCGGCGCTGACTATGGTGCCCAGTTCGCCAGTGGTGGGGTTGCCGTCGTGAAACAAGGTGTCCGGCGTGTTGATGGGCTTGAGTGCTTCTTGCATGGAATCGCCTCCCGCGGAAATAAAGAATCGGCCATGGCCGATGACAGGTGTCGTTACTGAAAGGATTGGAGGGGATTTTGCGGGAAGCGCGGCGGTCGCGGCAGCGGACGGGTGTCAGTGCGCCGGAGGCGAAGCGCCGCGCTTGTCGCCGCGGCGCGGCGCCTTATATCACATCAGAAATCTGCTCGAAGCCGGCTTGCAACTCCTGGCGGATGGGCTCCAGCAGCGCCGCCATTTGCTGGCAGTTGACGTGCTTGTCCTCCTGGCTGTCCTGCAGCAACGCCATCAATGCATGCAGACTCTGGTTGGAGGCGTGGACGTGGACGATGCCCTGGGTCAGGCTTTCATCGGCCTGCAGATAGCGCTGCTCCATGAGCTTGACCAGAGCGTAAGTCTCGTCCTGACCGGCGGTAACGATGCGCAGCTGCTTGATCTGCTCATGCAGGCGCTGCAACGGTGACAACTCCGGCTTGGCGATGGGCGCGTTCATGGCTGGCCCTCCGGTGTCTCGGGCCGGGTATGGCAAGGGTGCGGCTGGCAGAAACTCAATATATTCATTATGGCCTCCACAAACATCTGCTTAAGGATGCCTGCGCGGCACGCGCGGAAGGCGTGGGCAGGCTCATGACAAAGTGGGAGGACCGCAGTGCGCACGGCAGCCCCCTTGCGGGGACTCAGTGCCATGGCCTGCCCTGTTTGCGGCAGACGCATGGACGTAGCGAACCGCTGGCCAGCGGTTGCTACCACACTAAAGTAGGACCTCCCAGTCCCGCGGCTGTGGATTGTCACAGCGCAAGGGCGAGAGTAAGGGGGGACGACGGGAGCGTCAAGGCGGCGGCGAACAGGGGGGAGGAGATTAGCGCAAAAGCCGGCATTTGGCAGCGCCGGTGCTGGCCGTAAAAAAGCCGCATCCGGAAAGGATGCGGCTGGCGGGCGCTTGGCCGACTTAACTGAAGCTGAGCACGCTGTTGGCATTGCCCGCCACGCCGCTGGTAGCCGGCGAATATACCGTCGGGCAACCGGTCGATGCGGCCTTGGTGTCATAGGCCTCCAAATAACTGGTGCTGTAGGTCTCAAACCCGACCTGGCAGTTCTTTGCCCAACCGCCATTAATTACCATGGTCGTTCCGCAAAGCGCTCTGAACCCATTGTTGCAGTTTTCCGCAATGGCCATCGGCGCGTAAATCACCCCAGCCCAAACCGCTTGAAAGCCGGTATCGCAAGTGAGCGCCTTGCCGCGCCGCCCCTGCGGTAAAGCCGGCACCGGTCCGGAACCATGATTCCATATCACAGCACCGGAATGCGCCTCGAAGCCAACCCCGGATTGCTCCACCACGCTGCCATCACACCAGAGATACGCGTTGCGAGCGGTGGCAAAGCCAAATCGTACCCCGGTTACCCGCCCCTCGGTGACCCACGCACGGCTGGTATCCGCACACAACATCCCGTGCGGGTAGGCACTGCGCTCATTGGCATCGAGTCGAACAGGTACTTTGGTAAGAAAGTTTTTGCCCTCGCCGACGATGTTCACGTAATGCAGCTCGCAGTGAGACCCTCCGCCAACGACAACGCCCCATTCCTTAACCTTGTTGACCCTCAACTTGCTGTTGCTGAAGCGGGAGTTCTGCTCCACTTGCAGACCGCTGCCCGCCCCCTCCAGGATCAAAGAATTTTCCGCCCCCCACACCCATGAACCTTCGCCGATATGCAGGCAGCGGTGAGTCCAATTGCCTTCGGTGGCCTCGCCGATCAGGTGAAAGCCGGAGAACTCGACACCACGGGCATTGGTAAACACCACGCCATGGCTATTCTTATCCGCACCCGCCACAAAGCGGATCTGGCAGGCCGAGGGATTGGCGATATTGCCGCGGATGCGAATGCGGCTGGCGAAGGGCTGGTTGCCCAAGCCAATGCCTGTCGAGGTGTATTGGCCGTCGTCCACCTTGATCAGCACGTCGGTCTTCAGGGTTTTGCCGTTGAGGCTGTTCCAGGCGCTGGCGATGTCGGCGAACTCGCGGCCGGGGCCCACCTGCAGCTCCTTGTAGCCGTTTATCCCCCAGTCGTCGATTTTCATCGCGTCGGTGATGCCGTAACCGGCCAGCGTGGTCGGTTTGCTGGCGCCGCCCCAGGCGATCTGCTTCACCGCCTGCAGCAACTGATCCTTGCGCGCCGGGTCCGCGCCCTGGCCGCTGCTTTTGACCACGGTCAACAGCTCCTCCTGGCTGGCGATGACCGCGGACTGAACATTGTTCAGCCAATCGGCGCCGACGATGGTGCCCAGCTCGCCGCTGCTGGGGTTGCCGTCGTGAAACAGGGTGTCCGGCGTGGGAACCGGCTTGATGACATCTTTCATCAGTCTCTCCAAAAAACAGTGAATGAATCAGGACAGGGTCGGGGTTTGCTGGGATTGGCTGCCTAGGCGCGCCCAAACCTCCTGCTGCGTATCGAAGGTCGAAGACGCCGGAACCGGCGCGGGGTCGGCCGCAAGGTCTTTGTTTTGATCGGGGTTTGCCGTGGATTGGGGGTCTTGCATGGAGCGCTCCTGAAGGAAGAGAAAGAGCACAGGCTCCCGCCCGCCGGGGCGGGGCTGTGAGAGGAAGGGAGAAAGGACGGGAAGGTCCGCGTGAGGCGCGGTTTAAGGCTGGTAGGCGAAGTAGACGTAGGTATGGGCCGGCTTCAGATCCTTGAACAGATCTTCCAGCCGCGGGTCGCCGAAGGTGGTGAGGCGTTCCCCGGCCAACGATTGACCTGCACGGAAAAAGTATGGCCGGGTCTTGGCGCCGAACACGGTGACTTGCCACACCCAGGGAATGTCCGCGGTCCACAGCTGCTGGCCGGCGCGGTTGATGCCGGCGCGGAAGGGCTGCGGCTCGCTGATGGCGATGCGGTAGCCCATGCCGGCCGCCAGCCGGGTGAAGTATGGAATGGACAGACCGCCGGTTTCCGCCAGCTTGGCCAGCACCGCCTGTTGACGCTGCTGGTAGGGCGCGTCCGTCGGCGGGGTCAGGCCGCAGACGCGCTCCCAGTCCGGCAGCAGGCCTTCGGCCAGCAGCGGCGTGGTGGCGCCCACCAACTGCCGGGCGCTGTTCTGCACCCGGTCCAGCGCCGCGCCTTCGCTGCCCAGCTCGGTCTGCAGTCGCGGCCCGTCCGGACTGTAGCTGACCGGCGGCAGCAAACGCGTCAGCAATTCGCTATGCGGGGTTTGCGGGCTCATTGCATCCCCCTCACCGTGAGTTTGCCCAGACGCAGCCATTCCACGGTTTTCTCATTCACCGCCGGCGCGATATTGTCGGCGGGCGACAGCAGTTGGCGGTCCACCACGCCGGGCAGGTCGGAGATCAACGCTTCCAGCCGGCTCTTGTACAGTTTGCTGCCGGGGGCGAGGCTGGAGAAATGGGCGGCCAGCACTTGGCGCAGCGGTTCGGTGACGGCTTGCACGGTGGTGCCGTCCACCATCAGCGCCACTTCGATGTCCACCGGCCGCGGCGTGGGCGCCAACACCAGGCAGTTCTTGGCGGTGACCGGGCGCAGGTCTTCGATATGGGCTTGCACCGCGGCCAGGGTGTCGGCCGAAGGCAGGCTATCCTGAGCGGTGATCACCACGTCCACGGTGCCCAGGCCGCGGCGCAGCGGGTAGACGTAGGCGGCGGACACGCCCGGCACTTCCAGCGCCCAGCGCCGGTAATCGTGACGGTTGCCGCCGGCCGGCGGACGGCGGATCAGTTCCAGCAGCCGCGCCAGCAAGGCGGCGTCGTCCTCTTCGTCCACGCCGCCGTCCATGTTGACGAAGCTGACGCGGCTGGCCAGGCCGCTGGGCGCGGCCATCAGTTCGGCCACCGTTCCGGCCGGCACGTTGCCGGCCAGGCCGGGCAGATCGGCGGCCACCGCCACGCGGGCCTGGCCATCCACGTCCAGCTGGCCGCCGGCCTGGGTGGTATAGAGTTGTTCGCCCAGCCGTACTTTCAGGCCGGCGGCGAAACCGGCGCCGGAGTTGCCGCCCAATTGCAGCAGGCCCTTGGCCGCCACTGGCGGCTTGCGGCTGAGGCCGCGCACCCGGGCGTGCTGTTCCAGATAGTCGCGGTCGGCGCTGTCGGGAAAAATCTGGCGGGCAATCCAGCTTTGATGCTGGTACAAGCCTTCCACCGCGCTGGCGACCGAGCTGGCGCGCACGTAGAAGTCGCTGTCGGGGCCGACGTCGGCGTCGGCGCGCAGGTTTTGCAGATCGCGCAGCAGCGCGCCGCGTATGGTTTCAAAATCCGGGGTGGACAGGGGCATCAGGCTATCCTCACGTGGTGTTGGAAATGTCGGGTCTGGCCGCCGGCCTCTTCCACTTCGACCAGCAGCAGCAAACGGCCGCTGCCGGGACGCTGCGCCTCAACGCCGACACGGCGGGCGCGGCCGTCGCGCAATAGCGGTTGCAGGGCTTGTTCGGCGTATTGGCAAGCCAGCAGATCGATCTGGCTGCTGTCCTTGCTGCGCGACAACAGATGCAGGCGGGAGCCGAGTTCGGGATCGGCCCACCAGCCGCCCAGCGGGGTCATCAGCCTCAGGTAGACGGCGTTGGCCAGGGTATCAGTGGTGGAGCCGGCGTAATCGCCGGTAATGGGGTCCAATAGAGGGTCCATGGCGTTATTTTCCGGGTTTGAAAGGGTTGGGGATAAGGGAAGCGGGTCAGTGCCGGCAGGCGTGCGCCAGGGCAAGATCAACGGCACTCCTGGCGGCGAAAACGTCGCGTTACAACGGCGGGCTGGTCGTACCGTGCACACCGTTATGCTGGTGGCCCACCAGGCTCTTGCCCCCGGCCACCACGTCGCCGCTGACGGTGACGTTGCCCTTGACGCTGGCGCCGCTGCCGCCCTGAATGGCCATGCCGCCGTTGCCGTTGATCTGGCCCTGGGCCACGAGTTGCGCGCTGGTGCTGAGCGTGGGCGTGGTGAAGCTGGCTTGTTCGCTGGCGTTGACCTGCCAGTTCTTGCAGCGCAGGCTGAAGGTGTCGCACTCCACCTCGATCAAGCGGCCGCGCTTGAGCACGATCTTGCTGCCTTCGTCGCTGTACAGCGCCACTTCGCCGGGTTTGAGCTGTTTCAGCCGGTAGCTGCCGTGTTCGGTGGCGATCACCACACCGTGGCTACTGCGCCCGCCCAGGGGAAGCACCACCGCCATGCTGCCCGGCGGCGGATTGGCGCTGTAACCGTAGTGCTGGAACAGTTCGGCGTCCTGCAGCTGCTCGCCGGCCAGCGCGTCGGCCTGAACGGTTTGCACGTCGCCGGCGCTGTCCACGCGGGTCAGCACCGCGCGGAAGCCCTGCCGCACATTGCTGAAGGCGCGGCGGATTCTCTGGTCTACGTCATTCCACATCGTTTCAACCTTTCTTTGTTTCAGCGTTTGCGCATCGCCGGCAGCCAGCGGCCGTCCTCTTTCAGCGTCAGCCGGGTGGTGCAGCCCTGCCCGCGTCCGCCGCTGAAGGTGCGCGCCATCAGGAAATAAGTGCCGCCCTTGATGCCGTGCGGCTCGCTTTCCACCTGGATGCGCTGGCCGGGAGTCCACAGTTCGCCGGCGCTGTTGCGATGGCCGGCCACGGTGGCGCTGAGGGTGTAGCCGGCCAGCCGGGCGTCGGCCAGCATCTTGTCCGCGCGCGCCGCCAGTTCCGCCGGATTGGCGGCATCCGGCTCCACCACGATGCGCGGTTTGTGATACCGGACGTCCGGGTCCGCGGACTGATGCTTGAGATCGTGCCTGCCCGGGGTCAAGGCCTGACGGTGGCCTTGGCCCAGCAGGGTCAGTTGCGAGTAGCGCGGCGCGTGGGAGCGGGTTTCCGCCAGGCTGAGCACATTGTTGCCCTTGCCGTCGCGGCGCAGGATCAGCTTGGCCTTGGCCGGGGCGCTGTAATCCGGGCCGCCCACCACCAGGGTGCCGTCCGGATCGAACCAGGCGGCGAGGCCGTTGGCCGCCGCGGCGCGGGTGAGCACGTCCCAGGCGCTGTTGCCCGGGTCCACGCTGATTTTCTCGATCTGGCCCTTGCCCTTGGCGTCCACGCGCAAACGGCTGACGCCCAAGGGCTTGATCACGTTCTCCAACACATCGCTCAGCGTCATGCCCTTGCCGGTGAGCAGCGGCGCGCTGCAATCCAGCAACATGCCGGCCAGATCCCGGCCCGACAGCGTCAGCTGGTGACTGCCGGCGCCTATGCTGTGGCTGATGTCGTCCACCCGACCCTGCAGCACCACGTCCGCGCCCACCAGCACTTTGACCTCGGCGCCCGGCTCCACCGCCGGCGGCACCTCGCCGCCGGGCAGGCCCAACGACACCTGCCAGGCGTCGGCGGCCACGGTCAGATCGGAGTCGATGCTGTACTGGGTCCAGTAGCGATGCGCCTTGCCGGCGATCTCCAGGCTGACTTCGTTATTGGCCGAGACGGTCTTAGCGGGCGTAGCCATGGATCAGCTCTCCTGCTTGCAGATGGTTGGGATGCGCCAGCTGCGGGTTCAGCCGCAGCAGCTCGGCGGCGCGGCCGCTGTCGCCGTACCACAGGTGGGCCAGTTGACGCAGATTGGCGGCGGATTCCACCTTGCGGGTGATCAAGGGCGGCTTGGCGGCCACCAGGCCGGCGGCGCTGCGTTGCACCTGCAGGCCCAGATCGCGCAGACTTTCAATCACCTGGCGCGCGTCCTCGCCCGGCAGCGCCTTGCGCCATTGCTCTATGGTCTGCTGCAAGGTGGCGCGCACGTCACCGGCCACTTGCTCCAGCGCCGGCGGCGTCAACGTGGGCTGCGCGGCTTCCGAGCGGAACAGATCGGCGGCGGCGTTCGCCATCGAGGTGGACACGGTCAGCTTGAGCAGCGCGTCGATGCGGAGCTCGTCCTCGGTCCAGACCTCCAGCGCCTTGCCGGCCTGGCTCAAGCTGTCCGACGCGCGGCCGATTTTCTTGGACACGCCGTTGAGCCTGTCCTTCATCGCGTTCCAGTCGGCCAGAGTGGCCTGCGGCAGCTTGGCCTCCGCCTCCCACTTCAGGCCCGGCCAGATTTCCAGCTTGACGCCGAAGCGCCAGTTGGCGACCTCGTCCACCAGGGACGTCACCTGGCCGATGAAGGCCTGCGGATAGGCCAGCAAGTCCACCACCTGGGCAATGCCTTGCTGCGCCATGCCGGCGAGCTGCCGCACGGTATCGCTCAAACGCACGCGCAGCGCGCCCAGCCGGGTCAGCGCGGTATTGGCGTTTTGCAGCAGGCCCTGAGCCTTGGCGAAGGCCTCGCCGCCCAGGCTGCGCGCCTTGGCCACCAAAGCGCTGATGGCCTCCACCTGCTGCAAAGGCTGCTGACTGGCGAAAAAGGGATTGCCCGGCGTGGCCTCCACCCAGTTCACTTCCACGGTGCAGGAGTCCGGCGCGTCGGCTTCGTGGCTGATCTGGTAATCCAGCAGCTGCGCCTTGGGCATGCTGCCGAATACCGGGTGAATCAGTTCGCCCGGACCGGCCTGGTCCAGCGCGGCGACGAAGTCGCGCAGCCGCTGCTGATAATCGCGGCCCCAGAAGAAGACGCTGAGCGACACCTTGCGCGCCTTGCGGCCCAGGTCCTCGACGTCTGCGCCGTCCAGATAGGGGTATTCGTGCATCGCCTGGTCGCGCTGGGCGCTGTCCACGCTGCGCAGGCATTCAAAGCGCACCCCGCGGAAACTGGCGTCCACCAGCGCGCCGGCGGCGGAGCCGGCAAACAGACTGAGATTGAACATCAGCTTCTCCTTTGTTGTTGGCTATTGGCTGCGTTGACGGCGGCGACGATATTGCCGTTTTGGACGTCTACGGTGACTTGGATTGGTTGGGACAGCATGCTGCTGAGCTGGGACAGGGTGGCTTGCAAGGCAGACAAGATAGCTTGCAGTTGTGCGGCATCCGCTCCCCCTGTGTTTGCGCTGGCAACTTCTCCTCCCCCGGGTAACAGGATCCCACCAGCCGGTACGGGAGCTGCTTTAGGCTTAGCCGCTTCTTGTGCCTTGGCCTGCTCAGCTTTTTGCTTGGCTGCTTCTTGTGCCTTGGCCTGCTCAGCTTTTTGCTTGGCTGCTTCTTGCGCCTTGGCCTGCTCAGCTTTTTGCTTGGCCGCTTCTTGCGCCTTAGCCTGCTCAGCTTTTTGCTTGGCCGCTTCTTGCGCCTTAGCCTGCTCAGCTTTTTGCTTGGCCGCTTCTTGCGCCTTGGCTTGCTCAGCTTTTTGCTTGGCCGCTTCTTGCGCCTTGGCTTGCTCAGCTTTTTGCTTGGCCGCTTCTTGCGCCTTGGCTTGCTCAGCTTTTTGCTTGGCCGCTTCTTGCGCCTTGGCCTGCTGAGCTTTTTGCTTGGCAGTTTCTTGTGGCTGGGCCTGACGCTTGCCCCCTGTGTCTGCAGTCTGTTGTTCAGCTTGGGGCCGTTTGTTTTTGACCGTCGTTGTGGGCTGAACTTGTTCTTGTGTTCCTACCTTTTGAGCACCTGCTTTGTTCAAATACTCTGCTCTGGGTCGCAAAAACTTTTTAGGGGCTTCCCAATAACCACTATCTGGTCCAAATTTCGCAGAAGCAGGCCCAGTGCTAGATTGTGAGCCAAAAAATTTTCCGTTTCCCGTTTTAGCGTCAAACGCCTCAACTAAGCCTGTGTGATTGTTTTTACCACGCCACAAAGCAATATCACCTGGCCGTACGTCTTTTAGATCGACCTCCTCGTAGTACTTTGACTTATCCAGCCCACTCGTATTTTCATAGGGTATCTCGTAACCTGCGCCTTTTATTGCCTGGTTAACCAAATTTGAACAATCAATTTTACGAACGCCACCAGCACTCGCCTTACCGTTACCACCATACCCGTATTGATAGCCCTTGAAACGTTCTCGCTGATCAAGAATAGCCGGATAACTTTTCATTGACTGCAACTGAAGTTGTGCACTTCCGACTGAGTCCGAGATACCCCCCTTTGAATTTACACCTTCAGCAGGTTGGGCTTGAGATACCCTATATAAGCCAGATTCTCTCAAATAACGCTGATATCTTTTTTGGCGATCAGACAATCCGTTGCTACCACCATTAATCAGTTTAGTAACGGCTCTCACATTACCGCTTCTGGCATATTTAACTATTTCAGGTTGTTTTTTTTGCCAAAACCACGTGGCAATTTTCGCAGCGATCGCAGCATTTTCGGCCAACTCTGGGTTGGCAATCAAATCTAAGTTTAATGCTTTTCCCGCAGCCTCATAATTAGATCGACCAGTGATTTGTATGAAGCCGCGCCCCCGATATCTAAATCCATCTCCCTTTTTATTATTTCCTAGATTTTTTTTACCCCACTCACCACCATAAATTGCTTCATATACTTTTTCTTGACCAGAATTTATTAAGGACTGCACTTGAGACTCTGTCGTAATCCCTTGTGCATTGAGCCGATCCTTGAATTTTTCCAATACATTTTTTGCCGTCCGGTAATTCCCTTCCCGCAAAGATTCAAACCCTCCACTTTCATGAGCCATTTGTGCCAGAAACATCGCCTGCTCTTTAGGGTCACGGATATTTGCTGCTAGCATTTCATCGATCAACGTAGCCTTATTGGAAGCAAAAGCCTGTTGGCGTTTCTGTTTCATATTCGCCATAATGTGCCCTCTGGGAAAAAGCGGTGTGCCATCGGCACACCGCATACAGTCAAACTAAGCGTGTTACTCAATTACCTTCCGCAGCGACAGCAGCTTGATATCGCGGCGCGCTTCGCTCTCCACGCCGTATTTCTCGCCCACTTCCAGCGTGAAGCAATCCAGGTAGCTGGTGCGCTTGCCGCCCGGCGCCACCGGGAATTCAGTCAACTTGGCGCCTTCGATCGCTTCCCAGTCCAGCTCGCCGGACAGCGGGATGGAGACGGTGACGGACAGCTCGTATTCCGAAATGCCGCGCGCGAAGCCGCGAGCACGGCCGCTGCTGTTCATGGTTTTCACCAGCTTGCGGCCGGTCTTGCTGCTGACGTTCAGATCGATGACGTCGATTTCCTGGCCGTTGACTTCCAGTACGATCGAACCTGCGTATTCTTTCAAAGCCATGTGAATGTCCTTTTCGGTTTCATGTGGGCGGCCCGGCCGGTTTGGCGGCGGGCCGCCGGATCAAGCGTTAACGAGGGGGAAACTAGGTCCACTCGGGTAAAAGCGCTGGGGCTAGGCGATGTAAGGCGGCATCCAGCGTTCTTACCCAGCGCCGCTTACAGCAGCAGATCGATGCGGCCGGCGAACACATGCAGGCCGTTGACCACGTCCACCGGGATCTTGGCGTCCAGACGGTTCACGTCTTGCGCGTCGCGCTCAACGATCAGGCCGTCCTTGTTGGCTTCCACCGCCTCGATGATTTCCAGCTCTTCCAGCTTGTAGAGCACGTCCAGCAGTTCGGAACGGACCTTGGACGGAGTGCGGTCGGACAGCTTCTCGCGCGGGAAGCGCAGCGCCACGCGTTCGCGGCAGGCGCGGCGCACGTAGTCCAGGGTGCGGATGGTGGTCAGATCCAGCAGCGACACGTCGTCCACGCCCTGGGCGTCCTTGGTGTAGGTGCTGATGGAGCGCACGATCTGCACGCGCTCGCCCGGGCCCACTTCCAGCGGGGTCACGCCGTTGTAGAGGGCGTTTTCCTGCTCGGTGCGGCTGGTGCGGGCGGCCAGTTCCACCACGTCCAGGCCCTTGAGTTCCAAGGTGTTCAGCGGACGGGCCGGATCTTCCTCGCTGGCGATCACCGCGGCGTAGGCGGCGGCCAGTTCGCCCGGCAGTTTGGCGGAACCGCGATACCAGGCGGCGCTGACGCGGCCGCTGGCCAGCTTGGAGGCGATGGCGCTGACTTCCGCCAGCGCGCCGACGGCGCCGACCACGCCGATGGCACCGCGTTGCTCCATCGGGCCGGACACGAAGTCCAGGTGGGTGCGCAGCGCGGTGAAGGCGGCGTCGTTGTTGAACGGGTTCACCACGATGTGGTGGCCGCCGCTGACCACGGCAGCCAGCGCCGGAGCGATGTCCGGATCGGCTGCGCCGCCCTTCATCGCGGCCACAGTGATGCCGAGGCCGGCGATCTGTTCCTGCGCTTTCAGCGCGATGGCGTTGCCGGCCGCGCCCTTGTGGCGGGCGGTCAGGGTCAGCACTTCCTTGGCGACGGCGGCGGTTACCGGCAGATCCGCCAGCTTGTCGACGGCGGCCTTGGCGGCGGTGGCGATTTTGGTAGCGTCGTCGCCGGCGGCCACGGCCACGTCGATGCGGCGGCCGCCGATGAACAGGCTGGCCACGCCGGCGCCGGTGGCCGGGCCGGTGAAGGTGAAGGTGCCGACGGCGGCGGCGGCGCTGTCCGCGTCGTCAACCGCGATCACGCTGAGTTGCAGATAGGGGTTGGCGTTGATGGCGGCGCGGGCCAACAGATGGGCGTAGGAGCCGCGGCCGAAAGCCTGGGCGGCCTGCTCGTCGCTGAACACGTCCAGCGCGGCCAGAGCCGGCTGAGCGGCGTCGGCGAAACGCTGGCCGATCACCAGCACGCGCTGCGGATTGCCCGGCAGGGTGCGCACCGCCAGCTTGGTGTTGAACTCGAAGTATTTGCCCGGCTTGCGGATGGACGCCGGAATCTGGTCGAAGCTGATGTTGGGGCTGGCCATAGAGTATGGGCTCCTGATTGATGCGGTTGGGGGAAAGTCGTCGCGCCGGACGGCGCGGCGGGATACTGCGAAAAATCAAATGCGGGGCGGCTTGGGCTGCAGCACGACATCCTGGGCCTTGACGCCCGGCTGGCCGTCCAGGCTGTAGTCCAGCCGGGTGCTGCGCCATTCGGCGGCGGGGCCCTCCAGTCGGCCGCCGAAGCGGGCGAACACCTGGTCCGGATCGGCCTCGCCCTGCGGCGACGGCCAGTGGCCGTTGTCCAGAGCCTCGTCCAGCCAGTGGGTGGAGAAATCGCAGGCCACCAGGCTCCACGGCTCGCCGTCCCGCTGAGCCTGGCCCAGCGGGCGCACTTGCTCGGGAATCAGCGGCGACACCGCCAGGCCGAAATCCTGGGCCGCCAGCAAACGGCGCACCGCGTAAACCAGCTGCCAGACGCCGGCGCCGACGTAGCCGCGATCCGCCTGGAGGCGGTCGCCGACGATAACGGTGAAGCGAGCCTGCGCCTTGTAGCGCTGGCGTTGGCTGGCCGAAGGCTGGCAGGCGGTAACGCCGCCGGCCACGGTCCACAAAGCCGGCAAGCGCGCCAACGCCTGCGGATTCAGACCCGGGCTGCCCGCCGCCGGCGTCAGCCGGCTTTGGTAACGGCCTTGCGCCAGATCCAGCCCGCAGAGGCCGGTTTCGTCCAAATCGAACGCCACTTCGCGCACCATGCGGCCCAGGCCTTGGCGCAGGCGGTCGGCGATGGCGTCTTGCAGTTGGATCAGCTGGGACATGATTTCCTCAATGATTCAGCGGTTTATCGATACGGCTATTGTCTCGCGCCCGCGGTTTTGGGCTTAGCTGAGCGATGTCAGTGGGAGTTTGCGGCCGCGGGCGCGGCCGAGGTGGATCAGGCCTTGATGCAGGCCAGCAGGGCGAGGTTGCGAGGACGGATGGATCGGAGCGATTGGGCGTCGCCCACCGCTTGGCCACTAGGAGTGAGCTTGTGAACTTGAACGGATGAGGAAGTCGCCGGCTCATACCCCAACTCAAGCAAGTTATTGCTCTTGCGATCGATGACTCCAACCGCCAGAGCAACATCGTCGTCCACTAGTGCTTGCGTCGATGCTTGCGCCGAACCTAATACCCGACCTGCATCAACCTTACGTCCATCGTCCCAACCACGGATGAATTCGCCCCGCAGATCGGGCAATTGAAACAGCTCGGTGTTTTCCGGACGGGACGAGCCGGTTTGTTCACCCGGCGGAGTGAACTCGGCCTGGTAGCGGCACTTCTTGGAAATCATCCAATCCTGGAAGTAGCCGCCGGCGGAGTCGGCGTAAATCGGGTCGTGGCCATCCACCGAGAACACGATGGTATTGTCCGGAATATTGACTCTCAGCTCAGTCTTCAGGCTCCACGCCAGCTTGCCGTCGACAAACAGGCGATAGGTCGCGCCGTCGTAACACAGCGCGATGTGATACCAGCGGGCCTCAGAAAACGCATTGGCCTGGCCCTGTACGCCTTCGCAGATAAAACCGGAACCGGGACCGGCTAACCAAACCATCGGCGCCTTGGTCTGCGAATGGATTCCGAGACCGATCTCGCCCCAGGGCGCCGAGGCGTTCATGCCGAAAATCCAGTTGGGATGACCGGTGAACATCGGGTAATGCCAGCCTTCAATCGTGAACGCGTCCGGATTGAACTTGCTTTGCACGGTGAAGCGGGCGTAATGGCCCTTGGCCTTGGTCTGCAAACTGGTTTTGCCGAATTTGCTTTGCTCGGAACTCAGGTTCGCGGCGCCCACCAGCACCGCCTCTTTGCCGCTGATCAGATCAATCAATTTGTTGCGATCGTCAAACTTGAGCAGTGCCTGGATGTCCGTGTCCATTTCCTTGTTGGCGAACATATCGCCAATAGCCTGATACAAAGAGGCATATTGCTGCTTGGACACCAGCGAGCCATCCGCCTTGATCCAGCCCGCCGGCGCTTCCTTGCGGGCGAAATACTGGATGGCGCCGCTCGGAACCGAAGCGCCCGAGTTTGCGCCGTCGTCGCAGCAGCACTGATTCATTTCGATACGTACGGGATTGGTCTCCGCTTGCCCCAGGACATTGACCTGGAATTGCGGCTTGATGCAGACAGTCGTGTTCGACATCTGGCTATCCTTCTCTGGGTTGATTGAATACGAGGAAGAATCAGCGTCGCGCCTTGGACGCTGTTACCGATCCGCAGCGCGTGGGCGGGGGAGGAAAATAACTTGGAACCGGCGTAGAAATGCACGCGCGGCTTTTGCGCCAAAGCTGTTTGCGCTCTCAGTGGATCAAGCGCTTGAGGAACTCGCCCAGCAGCGTCACCGCCAGCGCGGACACCGCGCCGGACAAGGCGCCGCTGCGCGCGGCCTGGACTTCGACGTCGCGCAGGCGGCTGTCCAGCTCTTCCAGTTTTTTGTCTTGTTTGGCGAGGTGGGCCACGATCATGTCCAGCTTGCCTTCTATGCGGCCCAGGGCCATCAGATTGTCATGTTCCACGTGAAACCCGCCTTTCAGCCTTCGGCCAGTTGTTGGCAAATCACGCAGCGGGTGCAGCTGGGCATGATCGCCCGTCGCGCGGACGGAATGGGGTCGCCGCAATCCTCGCAGTGGCTGTAGCCTGTCTGGTCGAACTGCTGGTAATGGCGGGCAATCGCTTGCTCGCGGAACTCGGTTTCCAGCTCGCTGGCCCGATCGAAAAAATCGCTCATGGTTGTGGTCCTTCGGAAGTAAACAGCCCGCCGAGCGCCGTCAGCCTTTGTTCCAGCTGCTGGCACCAGGCGCCGTAATCGGCGGCGTGGGCCAGGAGGTCTGCTGCCGGTAGCCCGGCGCCGGCGGAGGCGGCTTGATGGGGATTTGCAATAGATACGGGGTCGGTTGCGGGCACTGCGGCGGCGGTGTAGCCGAGGACTTGCCGGTAGAGGCGCAGGCTGTCAGGGCCAAGGCCGCCGTAGCGGCCGCCATCCTGTTGCACGACATATTCGATCCTTTGTTTCTGGTCTTGCAGCCGCTGCTGCAGATCCTGTTGTTGACTCAGCAAGCGCGCTTCTTGCCGGCCCAGCAGTTCGCTCAAACGTTGCTGCTGCTGCAAAGCGGCCTGCAATTGCCGTTGGGCGCGCTCGGCCTCGGCGGCCTGACGGCCTTGATCCGCCGCCCGCTGTTCGGCCAAGCGCGCGCGCCAGCCCTCCGCGCCGTGGCGCAGCCCCAGCGGATAGGCCAGGCCCGCCGCCAACAAGGGCGGCAGCAGCCAGCCCCCCAATTTCAGCCATGCGAAGCCCGGCCCCATCAGCGGCCCCCTCGATCCCGCCAGGCGGCGATCAGACGCAAGCCGGCGGAGTAGCCGCCGACGATACCTAGATAAATCAACCAGATATCCGCGCCCAAGGTACCGCGCAGCCCTTCCACCACGAACAAGAGCGTGGCGGCCGCGCAAGCGATGTTCGCCCACAGCCGGGAATGGCTCAGCCGGCGGCCACCGGGCCGGGTCAGCAAATCGGACAGACGCATCATTTCTTCTCCTTGTCGAGGCTGGTCGAATTCAACTCAAAGTGGGGAAACTCGCGGAACGGCGCGTCGGCCCTGCCGTACCAGTTCAGGCCCAAGGCAGCGCCGATCTCACCCATCACCTGCCAGTGCGGATGGTGGGCGTCCCAGACCGGCTTGCCGCCGATCAGCGGCACTACGTCGAAAGCTCGCGCCGCCGGACTGCCGTGCAACATGGCGTTGTGCGCGGACTGGCCCGCACGGGCGTTGGTCACCTTCGGCCCAGGCCGGGAACGGCCCTGAGCGAACAAGGCGTCCTGTTCCGCGCCGGAACGCCAGGTGCAGGTGATCAAGGCTTCCACGCCGGCGTCGCGACAGCGCCGTACAAACGCCTCGGCCAAGGGTTGCAACTGCGGATGCAGGTCGGAAATAGCTCTGCTGGCCATGAAGACTCCTTGTTGTTGACGAAACGTGGCACATTGGCCGGCCGTCATGCGCGGCGCGCGCGCAGCCCTGCCAGGCGTGGACGGAACCGGCTAGAAACAAACAGGAGAGATCGGAAGAGAGGGGAAGCGGCGTATAGCCTTAATGCAGATCTTGACTAGGCGTTTTCAGCACGCGCCACACCATGCGGTCGCTCAGTTGGAAGCGGATGGCCAGCACGCTGACCGCCTCGTTGGCGCCCAGACCTTGCTCCAGCAGTTGGTCGAAGTCATTCAACAACTGCTGATTGCGCGCCAGGCGCAAGGCCTGGCTGCAGCGCGGCACGTACAGGATGTCGCCGCCAAAGTGATGGGTCAGGCTGGCGGCGGCGTCTTCGCCTATCACTTCCACTAACGCGGCGAAGCGCAACTGGCCCGCCTTGCTTTGGTTTTTGGAAATGGGCAAGGTAGTGCCGCCCAAGGCCTGCACCAGTTGCAAGGTGCGCGGCAAGCCGATCAGCTCAGCCACCAGGCGCATGGTTTCGGGCAGGGCCGGGGCGATATTGGCTACGGTCAT